TACTGTGTTCGAAGTGATAATTAACTCACCTGCCACCTCTTTTAGCCCTTCGTAATACACCGTTCTAGCTCCAATACCCGAAGCATTATCATCTGCACTATTAGAAACAATCTCTAGTGCCGTATTGGAAGTTGGCATTCTATAAAATCCCGATTGTGTAATTGGTGCAAACGTACTTCCTACATTAGCATTTCTCCCAAACTTATGTATAATGCTAAAATTAGGCACATTACCCAAAGACATTTCAACGTGGAAATCCAGGACTTTTTTGTAGTAGTCTCTATGACTGTTAGCCTCGTAATCAGCCATATTGATGTAGCTCTCGTCTTCTCTGATCATACGACCAGTAGTTCTGTGTAAATTTTTTATTCCACTACCTGCCATACTTTACAAGCCTCCTAAGTGCGTTTTGAACTTTAGGCTTTTCAGCTTCAAAAGCAGGGAACAAATACGGACGCGGTCTTACGCCTCCTGCGCCTCCGTTTGACTTCTTAAACTGTTTTGCTACTCTTGAATAATCAACGCCTGAAATAGTGGTATCAACTTTGTCTTTTGTACCAAATTCAACATAGGGAGCATATTCAACACGAGTACCTACTGTTCTGTTAAAACTACTCTCCTTAACAGTCATAATACTTGCCCTCAATGTTCCAGTATCAACTGGTACTGCTTTCTTTGCGTTACTCTCAATAATCAAAGCGTGATAGTTTATTATCTGTCCTGCTCTTCTACGCATTTGTCCATTCAATCGATTAATGTTACCAATTGTCTTATTTAACTCTAACTGATTGACTTGAACTTTAAGCATTTACTTCCTCCTCTGCTAAAATCTCGACATAGGTATTTTCTTCGCCTAAATTCTTTACACTTAGAACATTTAAGGTTTTAGAATCATACAAAATCCTTAGCAGATAATCGTATGTGCCTCGGGTATATCCTGCACTTATCAGATCGCCTCGGTAACGAGTTACGATCTTGTAGAGATTCTTTCCTTTTAACCCACCTAACTCGTATTCTTCTTTTCCTGAATAAGGCATAACATCAGCCCAAACCGACACCAAGTTATTCCAAGTTTGAGTATTACCACCCATACCATCAGAACTCAGAGAATAGTATTGGAATTGTAATCTCTGCTTCATCTTACCTATGTTATATGTCGTTGTTTTGGTCTTCACGACTTAGAACATTTTTACATAGTTTCTGAAGAAGCTTTTGGAGCCATTGACCATTTCGCTCACATTCATTCCTGCGATGTCTTGACGATCTTCGTACTTGCTTGCGATGGCATTTTCCAATCCTAACTTTATATCAGATGGAATAGTTGTATAACCTGCAGTATAGGTAGCCTTCAATCTCACCCTTGTAAATGGGCTTTCATAGTCGTAGATCTTATCAAAGACCAAGGTATCACCAGTCAAATAGTAATCTTGGTTGTTTGTGAGGGTAGTCTCTGCGCCATTATTATCAACAGTTTTTATCGAAGTAATAGAGGTTGCAGGTGTTTCAGGTAAGTTTACAGTTCTTGCAAAATACTCCCATTCAGCTACAACGGTTTTTTCAATAAGATGGAAATTGTATGTCGCTTCAGTATGTCTGACAACTCGATCAATTAATCTTGTGATAAGGGAGTCATCAGTATCATAATCAACTCGCAACCATTCCTTGGCATCGCTCAAGGAAATAATATCAGTAGCGACATTGGATCCGCTATCAGTTAGAGAGACGCTTACTGCTCCATTTTTTCCATAATCAGGAGTTGCCAAACTGCTTCTAAGAAACGCCATTGTTTAATTCCTCAACAAGTTTTTTTGCCTTAGCTTTGTTTAATCGATCTATTATTTGGTTTCCTTTTATAACGTAATACATAGTTTTAGTATTCTCGTCTTTTTCAAGGGTGTATTTGGTATCTCTGTGATAAGGTCTTTTGTCTTCTTTTGTTTCATATATCAAACCTCTGTTAAGTAGATCTGATACCATCACCTTATCTCCTTTGTAGAGATCACCAACTTTGTATCTCGTATTTTTTTCTCTAAAGTTTCTACGACATCTGTATTGCATAATAGTAAAATTGGTTAGAAGGAAGGGCAGGAATCGAACCTGCCCAAGTTCCAAACTTCCTTGGGCAATTTTAAGAATTACCGTTGGGCAATTTTAAGAATTACCTGCATTAGTGATGGCAGAAGTAAAGTTACCAAAAGCACCTGCGTTAGGTAGGTAAGTTGGTAAAGCTAAACGGCCACTAATTTGAACAGTAACAAGGTCTTTGATAACATTGTCTTGATCTTGCTCGTAGAAACGTACCTGCATTGATTCACGATCAAACAAGGTAGTTAATTGTGCAAAATCAGCTACTAGGAAGTCATTGATACTTCCATCGGTGTTGTTAATTGCATTGGTTGCAATTATAGGTACACCACGAATAACTGGTACTCGTTGACCAAATACAACATCATTTGGGAAGATGTAACGACCATCGGCATCTTTTCGTCTGATCATTTCGTAGAAACGACCAATTGACATCATAATTGCAGAAGGAGCAAAGTTACGGTTTTCTACTTGTTTGATTGCTTCAAGTAGTACATCGTGTTCTTGTGCATCTGCATCGCCAGTATAAAGGTCAAGAGTATAATCAGTAGAAGTTACAGTTAGACCATAAGTTGAATCATATAGTAACCAAGAATCTTCTTCCTTCATATACTTCTCCATACCTCGAGTAGATATATGAGTAGCAAGACCTGCAGTATCGTTCAAAGCTTCTTTGGAAACTCTGAAGTGAGCCGCGATCTTTTCAACTACTGCATCAGTAGCAACCAAGTCAAAGTCATTCTGACCTGAAGCATCACCCTCAGCAACAACTCCAGTATTATCTGTGAAGTTTGTTTCTTTGATGTAACGGATCTTATCAGAATTAGTAGTACCAGTAGATAAGAAATTACGAACGTGTACTCTTCGCTCAGGATCGTACTTCATACCAGGCACATAATCAGCAGGAACAACATCACCAGTATAGGCATCTGCTTCTGTGATTACTGCTTTGGTGTCCATAGTAAAACCTGAAGTTTGTCCTGCTTTGAAGGCTTGGATCTGATCCTGAACGCCTTTGCTTTCTAAAGCTTCTTGTATTTTACCTTGCATTGACATTGGTGCTATGCTTCCACCAATACGGTTGTTAGACTTTTCGATTGCTTCCAATCGGTCTTTTTGTCCTGAAATCAAAGCCTCAAGGTTTTTGATCTCGTTCTTGGTTGCTTCATCAGCAACACCCGCACTTTTAACTTCTTCTTGAAGTTTATCGTAACGGTTCTCTAAGTCAGCTTTTAAGCCATCCATGTGACCTTTCACCGACTCAAGTCCTTCGGATATAGTTTTTTCTAAGTCCATAGTTTGAACTCCTTTTCTATTTGTAGTTGATTGTTAAATTTTTGGAATGCTTTAGCAATAGTTTCGGCTCTATCTTCAATAGGAGTGACTTGAGTCGGCTCGGTAGGATGGAGTGATTCTTTAATTACTAATTCCAAGTGCTGTATTTGTTTTTCGATTAACAAAAATGTTTCGTCTGAATATGTGCCATCGTAGAAGGCTTTGTGCAACTTTTTATACTGATCAAACAAATCCTTAGAGTTGCCTTTGTGCATTCCCCCGATTGCCATTTCATTAGATCCCCAAGTAACTGTTGAACCTTCCCACATCTTTACTTCTTTGACTATGTAAGCTTCATCAGCAGTTGAGTAATCTCTTTGTACAAAATTGATACCAACACTATGCTCGGTAAGTACCTCGTCTTTGTATAGCTTGAGAACATCAGTACCAAGAGTAGTATCAGTTATTATGGTTTTAAAATATACGCCCTTCTCGTCTTCCATTAGGCTCGTTGGCTTGCCAAGCACCATCAGAGGGTCGTGCTGATACAAGTGCATAATTCTGTTTTTACCTGCAGGACCGTTCTCTTTGATAGTCTTTTCGTATGCTCCTTTAAGGATAACATCACCATCTGAATCTTTAAAGTCAAATACAGAGAAATAGCCCTCGACTATTCTCCTATCTACATCGACTGACTTTATCTTTGCGTTTGTTTGTTTGGTATTATAAGGTAAGTTCATAGTCTTGATGTCTTGTATTTTTCGTAATGCCTTTTCTTCGTCAATTTGTTTAGACTTTCGTATTGCCCAATCTATACCTGAAGTTCCACCCCAAGCATCCCACATCAAACCACCACATCCTTCAGTATATGGAACATCTTTATGTTGTCGATGTCTGTTAAAACTTGCCATACGTTTAACAACATCTTCGCTTAAAGGAGAACGATTAGCTAGTTGCGTAGCCCTTCTCCATCCAACAGAAGTACCACAACCTTTTGGATTGCCTGATTCTTCTTTGTAGTTCAACGCTTTTTTTGCGTTGTTTGAAGCTGACTTTGGATAATCTGTGTAGGACATAGGCGTATAATTTTTACAAAGATAAAACTTTCCGATTACATTTGGAAGTTATCTCATCAATTTGTATAGTATCGCCTTTTTTAACTGCTACGAACTAAAAAAATCTCGTTAGCTACTTCATTTTGCCTTGTATTTTTTTTCTCTCTCTGATGAATTGACTGCAATCTGTGCGTATCTGCATTATTGATCCAAAAAATCTTGTGACCGATACAAATTACCCTAACCTTAGCCTTAGCTAACTCTAAACCTACCATAAGATCTGACATACGATAGTCTCTCCAATTCCTCATGTCAAACTTAATCAAATCAGTATGGAATGCACTTACCCCAGTACCAGGCACATCGATCATATAGTCACCATCTACATTGCGTAGGCACTGATAGCATTCGTGATCGTTATAGTAGCCTAAGTTAACTCCTAAGAGCCTACGACCATGAAAGGTTATCCAAGTATCAGGATATTTATTCATTGCGTTTACGATCGTTTTTACATAGTCAGGTGGATATATTATATCATCATCACAAGAGAGATATATTCCTTTGCTCTCAGGTAGCCACCAAAACTTTGCATTATCTGTATAATCTTTACCAGTATAGACTTTTACATTACTGCCCTCAACCTCAGGCAAGTAGTCATTGCCATATACCCTAACGGTATCAACCTGATCTTTTAAACTATCAACTACACCCTGAAGGGTATGTTTTCGTGCCTTGATGGTTGCAAGATTTGCAGTTATCATAATTCAGCTATTAGGTCTGTTTTATATCTCTTTACCGAGTACCCTTTATTCTTCAGCTTTGTTACTATTTTTGCTATGTCATTGGACTTGCTTAACTGATTCGCCTCAAATTGTATGCCTCTTGGTTTTATATCTACCGTTTCCAAATAATCATTAAGTATAACTGTATCGTGACCTTCTGTATCAATCTTTAGGTAGTCAATTTTTTTAATTTTATGTTTGGTAAGTAAATTCTTGATTCGCTCAACTCTAACTAGACTCTTCTGTATATATTGATCCATTGCTCCTGCGCCAACCCTATTGGTAAGAAGTTTTTGTACTGTCGGGTGGGGTGCGTTGATCGAATTACAACCCCTTGCCCAATCAGGTAGTTTTAACTCTGCAATATCTTCTGGGAGCATATAAAATACATATACTTCTCCAACTCTGTTTGATACCGCTACATTCTCCTTTCTGCAATCAGGAAGCCTATCAAAGTAAGGCTTAACTGGTTCAATAAATAACCCATCAACCTGACCTGCTTTTGTTCTGAAATCGCTTGTACCTATCTCGACTATCATACCTATTGTTTAATTTTGCCCAATAAATCTTCTACTTTTTGCTCAACAAATATAACCGTATCGGTTTTGGTAGCTACAAAGTAAAGTATTAATATCAAAGTTAACTGCCAATCATATATTAACGATAATATTAAACAAAGTATTCCAGTTGAAATTCCTAGTTTATTCATTGGTTTGTAAGTGGTTGTCGTTTTCGTAACTCTGTGTGCATCTCACTTTTATGTGTTCCGTGGTACACTAAACTTTTATCACAAACATACATAGGTATATTTTTTTTCCAAAAGGTTCTGCTCTGATATTCACCAACACCTGAACTTATATCTTGTATTTGGAATCTTTCTATCGAAATGTAGCCTTGTTTGAAATCTATACTTTCCAAAGTTTTTCTATTTGTAAAATATCCGCAGTCACAAAAGCTTACTCGAGTAACTGCTTCATCACCGATAGTAGTTTTTGTATGTTTAAATGGTGTCCAAATAGGCGGTCTGTTATCATTAAGTAAATTCATTACATACAAATCATCCTTTAGGTGCTGATATATTTTTTTTACTCTTTGACTATCAATAAAGCTAAAGTCATCAGGCAAAAACATAAAAAATTTCTCATCTGAATCCTTGCAGATTTCAAAAGCGTACTTCCAATTAAGATAAAACTCTTCTTTGCCTTTATGGTTCAATCTATGATACTCGCACCTTTGTACAAATGGCATCGGATCGTATTGACTACCATCGTCTATAACTATTATCCTCTCTGTTGAGAATTTATAGTTCAACTCATCCAATAATTGCTCCAACATATTTAGGCGATTGTAACTAAAAATTAAAATCATTATTTATAGCCAAACTAGTTGCAATTAAAGAAGCATCAGAAATGATACGCGAAGAATCTACGCCACTTCTTTGTTGTTCTATTGGCTCGTATATTATTGTGCATCGACAGTTAATTGTATTGCCTGGACTTGCTCCGAGTGAATTATCAGCAGGAAATAACATTGGTTCTCCATTTACATCAAAAATACCTTGTAGTTCATCAGCCTTTGTTCCATCCATTATCAGGTGATCAAACAATCCCTTAGCAAATGTTCTTGTTCGCCCATCTCTTGTAGATAGCCATACTTTTTTTGCAGGTACACCGCTTGCAATCGCTCCCTCTAAACTTCCTAAGTTTGAGGCTCTGATAATTTCAGTCCTACCTATTAACTCGCCTCTCTTTCGACTAAATCCCCATTCCTTCGGTAACTCTCTCGAAAACTTAGCAACTCCATAGCCTTCAGACAAAGCAATGGCTACTTGCTTTTCTATTCTTTGCCTTGTTTTAGCAGAAACTCCTACTATCAAATTAGTATTGTTACCCTCCATCCATTTGTCGATAATCTCATCCCAAGTAGGTTTGGCTCTTTTCTGAACGCTTGCGATCATCTGATCGTATGTTTGTTGAGCAAAGACTGGTACAACTCTTTTGTACACCTTTCGGTATGCTTCAAACATAGGCTCATCCTTGACAATAAGTTCGGTAGGTAGATCGATTTTGTCAAACTGCTTGACTGCATCAAGGTATTGTTTTAATTGGGTTCGTAACGCCTTATAAAAAACATTCCTTGCATAGCTGATAAATACCTCCCTTTGGTTATCAATCTTTTTCCAAGCTAAGAACTTGAGATGTTCTCCTTTTTCATCTCGATCCTCATATTGTTGGGTACATATTGCTACTGCCTGCTCGGTCGGTTTACCTTCATCTGCTAAGAATGTTATACACCTATCGAGAAAGTCTCCTCGGCTTTCTCCTGATATTGGCTTTGGTATTGGCATACCATTACAGTTGCTGAAGTATTTGGTTTAATGTATCACTAAAAGTTGCAATCTCTTCAGGTGTCAACCAACCCATTATAAGAGCAGTAGTAAGTGCGATTGCTACTATGTTTCGTAAGGTAAAAGCTTCAAGTATTTCGGCTTTAGTTTCATTCCATTTGCCATTTAAGATCGCCTTGATAGCTTTGCCCAAGAATTGATTAGGCAACGGCAGAATATCCAACGCTCCATGAATGATTTCTCCTGCTTTGTTTTCTCCTGAGGCAGTTTTTTGTATGATACGTACAATTTTCCAGTCTTTTATTTTTGTCATTTTATCAACTCCGATATTGCATTAACCAACGTACTAGAGCCAAGGCCTAAACCAGTAGCCCATGCTAGTATCTTTTTTTTAAAATCTTTTAACTGATAAATCTCTGCCTCTGCCTTTTCTACCCTCTTAACAAGTCCTTGTTCTCCATATTCGCTACCTATTAAAGCTTTTTTTATTTCCAATACTTCTTTAGTAAGGATCTCAATTAATTGTTCCAATTTTTCAATATCGTGTTTTAAGGGTTTGATCTCATCCATAGTAATGCCAAATTACGTTTTGTGCCTTGCTTTTGTCAAGGTCTGCGTGAATAAAATTCTTGCCGATACCAATACGGCTGAAGCCACTAAGGATAAGTGCTTGTAATATTTGATACCTACTACTGCTATTATCAGCCTTTAAATCTATAGCAATTCCTTTTGTATGTGAACTACTACCATCTCTGCCTTCTTCTAGTTCCCAAATTTCACTTCTAAAGCCCGATAATGGTACAAAGGGTATCTTAGATATATGACGAGCGTTGTCAAGCTTAAACATAAAGTCTGCATCCATATCATTTATACTACAAGGTGGTGTGCATCTTTGAAACTCAATATCTGAAAAATACCTATACATCGTAGTCATCAGTTATTAGTTGTGCATCTTCATCAGAAAGTTCACTTGATCCATCAGGAACTAAATTCATAGGTATGTATCGGTTAGTATCTCCGATAGGCTCGTACCCCATTTCTACTCTTTTTTCATCAGCAGTTAACCACCAAGCCTTGTTTAACCATTCAACCTTATCCGAGTTATCTTGGTTGATTGCATCAATGGCGTTTATGTCAAACTCTAAATGGTACTCACATCCATATACCTCGTTAAATCTTGGAACAATACAACGGTTCATCTCTGCGTAATCTCTGATCAATGCAGGTATCACATTATCAAGGTACAATTGTTTTCTTGATTGCTCTTTGTTTGCATTGGTTTTGTTATCAGGATCGTTGAGTAATTCAGAAGGAAAGTTATATATGTTACAAATATCTCTTTGGCTCATCTTGCCTGCCTCTAGGATCTCTAAATCAACTGGAGGTAGTCCAAAAGCTTGAAAACCTAATTTTACTGAACTTACCAACCAAGATTTATAGTTATCAGGACCACCCATATCTCGAAGGTATGACTCTAATTGACTTCGCTGAACTGAAGTTAACTGATCGAAGTTATCACCTGCAGGATACACAAGACCTGAAGCACCCCCATTCATAAATGCCTTACTCAATGCTTGATCACCATCGTTGCCTAACCTTATGGATCTTCGTGCAGACTTGAGAGGGGACATACCATATAAGTGAGATCCGACCGCATCATAATCAGGATTCCAATACTTCCAGTGCATTACTGTTTCAGCAGGCAAAGGAGCATCAACCATTCCATACATATCAATGACATATCCTTTTATCAGAGTTTCGTAACTTGCATCTGCTACGATCTTAGTCCATTGCGAAGGCATTACCCACATCTCTCCAAAACTACCATCACCAAGTTCAACGAAATGAGTATATCCGTTACCAGTAAGCAACTGGAAGCCTTTCATATTTTCATACCATTCAGGATAGCCTTGTAATGGGTTTGGCTGATTGATCAGTTTATACAAAGGATCTGTGTGTTCAACTTCAACGAATGCCTGCTCTTTTAATTCGAGTAATGTATCCAATGCCTTCTGATTAGCTTTATACCTGAGAGATTTACGAACCTGATTGTATCTGTTCGCCTTCTCTTGATTCATTACTTTATGAACGACTGGAGGTACTGAAGCTGAAGCCTTCGTGATCCCGTTTATTACTGAGTAAACATCAGGATTGGATTCGTAGCCATCTTGTACATAGGCATTCTGAGTATCATCAAGAGAGATAGGAGTGCCACTATGAAACCTAAACAATTGTTTGTTTAAATTATTTATAAGTTCGGCTCTCCTACCTTGATGTGCCTTAGTACTGGAGAAGGGAAGAATGTCAGAGAATCTCATAGGCTTGACTTTTTTGGTTTACCAAAAATAACAAGAAAAATCAAACATAAAAACAGAAAAAGCTTACAAGGTATTCAGCCCAGTAAGCTAAGTATGATTACATCTACAGTTATGGTAAATCTTTTAACCTATTCCATAAAGTACGATATTTTTTGTCATATAGTAAAGAATCTTTGTGTAGTTGCCTATGATGTATGACTGTGCTATGGTGCATACCTAAAAATTTTGCAACCTCAGAGTGCGTTTTGGCACTGAAATTTATGAACAACCTTCGATAGACTATAACATTGGCTTTTCTGCTTTTATTCATAAACCAAGAAGCTGAATAGTCAAGTGCGTTGCAGAATCTTGTGAGTTCATCATCTTCGTACTCCCTTGTTGAATCTGCTCGTAATCTATACAGATACTCCATTGATTCGTAAAATGTTCCTAAGATCAAGTAGTCACCTGCCATTTTTAAATCTTTCTGTCCTTCTCCAATCTATCAATGCCATTGCTATACCATACAAAGCAAGGTAACCAAGAATCTTTGCAAACAAATCCATACCGTCGAGTAAAAAATTTAAAGCTTCCATATCACTTACATAAAGGATAAAGAATACTATACACCTCGTCATCAGATCGCACTTTTTTTGCCTTCTTCAATCGAGGATCTACTGGTTCGTAGACTCTGCCTTCGTAGCCTACATAAGGTCGGTCAGGAGCATCAACTTGAATATATCCTAATCCTATGATCTTGCTTCCTGACTTAGCAAAATACTCCTTGTACCATCCGAAGTATTTTGACTGATCATTGAATAACTCTACTGAATTGTTCTTATTTAGATATTCGATACTTGCCATCCTATTGCTCCTATTTTTTTATCCATTTGATTAATAACTTACACCAATATATGTTAAGACATACAAAGGTGCAAGTATTTTTTAATTTTTTTTTTAATTTTTTTTTAATCTTTGAAACAACGGTGTTCGTGTGTGGGATATGTTGAGATGTGATAACCTTTTGTTTTGTTATTCATTGAAGCTACATTGTTCTCAAACGAAACAGATACTCCAATATAAATATTGCTCATCTCGTCACGATCCATTAACCATTTAAACATTTGATCTGCTCGGTTTGAATCTTTTACAAACCAAACGGCATAGCTGACTGCGTTATCTAATCTACCGCAATCGTTACCCCATTTTGTCATAAAGTTATCCTTTGCCCATACATAGTATTTGAAATAAGCTTTTTCAAATTCATCTCGTCTGTCATGTAATTCTCTAGTCATTTTTTTATCCATTAAGTTATTATTTATTTCCAAGTAAAATCTGCAGGATCATACTCATCCCAAGCTACTTCAGAATCGTGTCCACACTCTTCACATAGTAAATACTGATCGTTTCTACAACTCACTACATTGTCATCATTTTTGAAGTCTTTGCAAGTTGTGCAGAACCAAACATCACCACCATTTTCTGCTCTTTCTTGTAACAGCTTTCTTAATCGTTGTTTATCAACTTGATAATTTCCGTAATACATTTCGACATCTTTCATTTTTTTATCCATTTGATTTATATCTTACTTAATGATAATGACTTAAGTACAATAGGTCAAGTATTTTTTAAAAAAAAAATTAATTTTTTTATCAAACAATGGAAAATTCAAGTGTACGCCTACTTAAACGCCTCATAATTGCATACCTACCCGCATCAATTCCGTGGTTATTTTTATCTGTTGGCTTGTTGGTAGGTCTTCCATCTCGATCCTTTGCCCAAGTATAACTGCTGAACTCTTCAATCAAGTCCTTACTGCTTGCTAATATCTTAATAGGATAGTCTTGCAATATCTGAATACCATAGTTTACGCTATCTCTTCCTTTTACCGCAGGTACGATCCATATATCCTCTCTCTTGATCTCTGCAATACTTTTTGGCTCGGCACTATCTGCTACTATTTCATCCGTTATCCCTATATCTTTGATCAAATTACTAATATGTTGGTTGGTAAGGTTTCTTCTGTATATATGTTGTTTCCAATATAACGCACCATTTGCGTATCTAATCTCAACCAATGCAGTCGGATCATTAGTAAATCCAAAGTCCATACCGAAGCAATTCCATTTGTAATCTTTAGGAAAATCAGTTACAACCTCAAAGTCAGGGAATACTAAACCTTCAAGCCTACCAATCTCTCCAAGCCCATACACTTGCCATCTAAACTGATTAGCAGTACCCCTCTTGATATTCTCAGGAGTAGGCTCGTAACTAAGTATCTTTTCTTTGATTGAAGGTTGTATGTAAAGGTTGTCCTTAAATGTACTTACAAACCAATCAACATCGTCCCTTCCGAATAGTTTATCGTGCGCCCAAAAAGCTGACGAAGGATTGAAATCAATAATAACCTTTTCCGATGTTCTAAGGCTTACTTGTTCAAAGATTTCATAGTTAATACCATTTGCCTCATTAAAAAAAGAATGGGTACGCTTTCCTGATCTTGCGTCAATGCCATCAGAGTAACTTGTAAACTCGATCTTACTTCCAGTATTAAACAACATACTGCGTTCTGATCTGTTATGATTAATTAGAGAAGAAACAAAGAACGGATCGGAGTAAACTATCTTCTCTGCATCACGATAGGCTCCTACCTTGAGGTTGGGTATATCCTGCCCTACAACAGTTATGATCAAATCGTCTTTAGAGCAGGCTTCGTAAATCAGGTATTGAATAATGGAATAGGTCTTGCCACTACTTGTCCCCCCTTGATGAACTACTATTTGTTTATTTGAATCAGCAGTCCAAAAGAAAATAGGATTAGTTTGTATCTTGTGGATTCCTGAGTTCAAAGACAACCTTGTTTATTGGTTCGCCATTTGTAGTATGATCACGATACTCCATTGATAGCTTTCTCCTTTCTTCATCAGAACATACAAGCTTGTATAAGGCAAGCAGGGCAGTAGGAGAATTGCTTGAATGTAACTTACTTCGAATTGATGTTTTAATCTCAATTTTATTTTTGGATAACTCGTCTTTTAGGGAGTTCATTTCGTTCGAATCAATCGGGAAGTGTTTGTAAAATGTGCTTTTACTTATTCCCATATAACTGATAACATCCTCAATAAAGAAGTGCCTATTCCTTCTGATAAGATCAACTGCTTGATTGTATAGATCTTCTTTTTTGTAAGCCATTTTACTTCTCGATTAATTGTAAAAACTCATTACGACAATTTAGGTCTTCCTTGAATCCTCCCCAAACGTAACTGGTCTTGGTATTGGTATCGTGTTTTTTTACTCCCCTCATACTCATACAAAGATGTTGAGCCTCTAACACAACCGCAACTCCTTTTGGTTCCAATTCTTCAACCAACCTTTTTCCTACTTGCATTGTTATACGCTCTTGATTCTGAAACCTTCGAGAATAAGTATCCAAAGTTCTTGCAAGCTTACTCAACCCTACTATTTTTCTATCGGGTATGTATGCAATATGACCAACCCCAAAAAATGGTGCTAGGTGGTGTTCGCATAGACTGTAAAAAGGTATATTAGTCTGCACGATCATCTGATCCATTCCTTCAGCATCAAAAGTTGTAAAGTTAAAATCGGGTGGAGATAAAAACTCCTTTAGGAACTTTACATATCTCTTTGGAGTTTCTTGTAATCCTTCTCTGTTCGGATCATCAAAACAACTTATAACTCTACGAACTGCTTCTTCGGCTATACCCCAGTCTTTTGGTTCCATATATCTACATGTAGTCTTGGTGAAAATTTTAAATCATAATTTTTGCACATATCAGCTACTATTGGATAGGTTGCTGACAATTCATCCTGCGAACTTCCTGCAGGCATTAAGTATATATTCTCTCTCCTTATCAAGTGCAAGTAGTCTTGTTGAATCTCTTTCCAATCTGAATCAGAACTTACTACAAATTTGTATTGTAGGTTTGAGTCTGAATCTTCAAAAGCAGTAATTACATTTTCCTTACATCTTCTTTGTAATGGCATACCGCTATTGGCAAGTTTAGGAGATATATTGAACTGATTGATCTCACTCAAAAATTCAGGGCTTGGCATAATAGTACCATTGGTTTCAATCTCAACAAAAAACTCTTGATCTTTAAACTTCTTTGTATTCTGATCAAAGAATAAGGTATGGTCTAGCCATTCGATAAAGTCAAGTATTCTCTCTTGATACAACATAGGCTCACCACCAGTAATTATTAGGTGTGCGCCATTCTTTAGGTGTTTAAGTTGTTCTTGGTTTAGAATGTTGTCAAACAAGGTTTCAGTACCATTAGTCCAAACCTCTATTGTATCGCATCTCCAAGTTGCTCCATCGTGAAGTTCTCCATCTCTCTGAGTTCCATTACCTCCACACAAAAGGTTGCAACCGCTTAGCCTTACGAATACGCTTGGTACTCCTATTGTCTTTCCTTCTCCTTGCAGAGAGTAAAATACTTCGCTTACTGGTAGTGTGTGTTTTTTATTTTTCATACTCTGACTTTAATCTTTGGTATAGTACCTGAACACCTAACTTAACATTTTGTAACATTTCATAGTTTTGTAATGAATCTGCATCCAAATACTCTTTTGACTTTTTGCTGATTGATTCCATCACCTCGGTATGTACCTTGTCTAGGACATCTTTACCAGTCTTTATTACAAAGTTAGTAACTTCTTTTTTCTTTGTCATATCCATTGTTTTTTTTCTTTTGACATATTCCTCTTTTTTCCAACCACTTGGTAAAGGCATTTCGGTATTATATAGCTTGTCAGATCCATAAGTATTAAGATCTGCTCCTACACTACCTGATTGTATTTGCTCTTTGTATGCTTCAATGTTTTCCAAAAAAGCATTACCTAAGTATGTTTCCTCCATGATATGTTGCTCCATTTTTTTCATCCTCTATAACAGTAACGCTTACAAGCTTATCTGCATCATCCTTAAGCCAATCAGATAAATAGTTATATACCATCACTGCAATCTCTTCAGAGGAGCCACTTTTGACTTCTCTCATATCCCATAATAAGGAACTTTCTTTAATAAACAAGTCAATGTATGGATCGTTTTGATTGATTAGTAAGGTATGATCAAACATATACTCCAACCAATTCTTGAAAGGTTTAAATCTTCCAAAGTCGAATACAAAACCAGTTGAGTCAAGTTTTTCACTCTGCATCTCAACCTCAAAGTACCAATTATGTCCATGAACATACTGGCAATGGCCATCGTGAGAATGTTGGCGATGTGCAAAGGGATAAGGTCCGAATTTTTTTTTAATGCTATACATTTGGAAACCAAGTTTTAAGTGTTTCGTTATTTGTAGGTATTTTTGGTTTAGTCGTTTCAAGTTTTCCTGACAATGCTTTTTCAATTAAATTAACTGATTCATCAAAAGTATTGTATAAATATTTTTCGTCATATAGTTCAGGATATACTAATCGGTTGGGTAATACTGGAATACACCCTAACTTAGTTGCTTCTACGATTCCATAGCCAAAATTTTCTTGTAGCGCATAACTTACTACTACCTTGCTCTGAGATAGCAGTTCGTAATACTCGTGCTTAGAGAGCGAATTTTCATAAGTCTTAACAAATTTAGTCGATGGAAAAATATCTGCAAGTTTATCAAATAGCCAAGGTTGTTTTTCAGCGTCATTACGACCATTAAATACTACTAGATCTTTCTTATTGTTACAATCATATATACTTAGTTGTAGTTCATCAATTATTAATCCGCTAACCTGAACTTTTCTTTTATCAATTAACCTTTTTTGTAGTACATCTTCTTTTATAAACTCACTTGCTACAAAAATTGTATCAAACACATCAAAGATAGCTTCCTCATAATTTTTTGCCCATCTTTCCATTTTTCTTATGTGATCAGTATCAGTAAAGCTTCCTGCGTGCAGAACTCCTACTAATTTAGGTTTTACTTTATGGAAATAATTCATGTATGGAATAGATAGAATACCAGTATACCATACATCAGGTACAAAAATAATATCGTTATCAGTGATCATTCCTTTTTGATAAATTTTTGCTAGTTCGCTAATCTGAATACTTTTATGTTGAACTGTAAGACTACTATCTAAAAACGATCCATTTACTATTTTTATCTCATCAGTTAATCCATTTACTATCCTATAATTTTGAAAGTGATTATTTTGTAAATAATTAATAACATCTCTGTTAAAGTGCTTAGTATATCTTTCGTCAATATTTTCAAAGGGTAAGTAGTATATCATACTACCGCTCCATTTTCTCCATCTTCTAATACCTCTACTAAAGTACAATTGTATTTATCCATTAGGTATTCTGCAATCGCTTCACAACTCATATTACCGAAGTTGCAACAATTAAATTGATCTGAGTAAAAATTTTTCTTTAAACCATCAATGACTTGTCTCTTGAACATTATGATTTCAATATCCCTATCATTATGATCTACTTTTTTTTCCATCCTTATATGAAACTCGTGCCTATGTAGATCTCTCAAATATCCTACCTCATCTAAAGGACACTCTTTCCATTGGTGTAAGCCTTCAATCCTAAACTGTATAACTATTTTCATTTTTTGCCTTTAATATTTTTTAAGTATTGTATGTAATTGGGATAAGTACATTCATTTATAGCTATAAGATAATTTACTCCTATATACTTTTCGAATTGACCCTTACCGCTTAATGCTAAAAAAAGGTCTAATCCTCTATCCTTGCAATATTTTTGATAGGTGATATAACATTTAATACCAAGATAACTTCCTATTGAATAATCAGTTCTATGATTCTCTAAATCACTAAACATTTTAGGAGTTATTTTGCTTCTTTGCATCTCAAGTCTAAGACTTTCAGGTATTTTTTTCTTACGAGTTAGTATATCATGATACCTAAGTTGATTAAGTCCATTATCCCACCAATACAATTGACCAAATTTTTGTGAGCCTACTATCCAACTACTGCTATCTACTGAATATAAAGGTAGCTGAAGCATACTTGGAAAAGTAACATAACCTAATCCGTGTATAAGTGCTTCAGGATATAATTTTGCTATATCTTGAAATCTTTTAATAATCCACTTTCCTTTACTTGTTACCCCTCCTGCAACGCATAAATGTTTGTTAACTTTAAGTGGAAACTCAAGAATTGAATAGTCCTCATCAGCCATAGTCATTACAAACATTGGCGATAATCCTGATTCAACCATTTTCTTGTAGTTTATTGCACTTTCCTTAGGATTGTTTATAACATCTAACATAACATACTTCTGAGAGTATTTTCCATATAGCTTCAACCAATCAACATAATCCTCAACATATATAGGCTTAACATTGGAATTAAATACTGTAAATGCTCCGGAATCAATCATTAAGTTGATTTTACCACTATCAGCATAATCAAAAAGTATATCATTGAAGGAACTCTTACTTCTTAGATAAGCATAGGAACAAAGTATATTTCTGTATTGTTTGTCGTTATTTAACTTCGCATCCAACATAATTATCATTTAGCCAAAGCCTTAATCCTTCCTGAATCATTGATAAGTCTCCTTCTAGTTCTTTTGGAACGCTAACTTTTATAGTTAGATCATTAGATAGTTCAGGTTTTTCAACATCCTCATCAATATAGTCAAGTTCATCCCAATCAACATTAATAACATCAAGTCCCCAATCTTCAAGTTCATCTGTGTTCCATTCATTTGCAATAATATCCCAGTCCCAGTTACCACCTGAAACATTATCCTTTATGATAAACTCCCTTTGTTGTTCGGGCGTAAGTTGATCTGCTTTTATTACTGGTATCTTTTTTACGCCTGCCTCAACGCAAGCTTTGTACCTCATATTGCCACCAAGTATAACATTCTGATCATTAATGACAATAGGTCGTAACTGAAGCATCTCAGGAAAGTCCTTAATAGACTTTACTAGCTTTTCAAACTTATCCTCTTTTATGTATCTAGGATTCTCTGAGTTAGGTATTACCGAGTTAATCGGTACTAATTTTGTTTCCATAATTAAATATAGTTTTTTTTCTGAATAAAAAAAGTAACCTTTTCACATCTTTTCAAATTGGAAAACTTTGAAAAACTATGGAAATCTTTTATCGTATTCCTCTTTAATTCTTTTAAAGTATGAATCAGCTTTTTGGCTATCGAATAAACTTTTTAATCCATTAGAATTTAACAACATAATCGTTGAGTATATGTTGGTCAGTTCTTGATCTGATAAATTCTCAATAGTGCCACTTGAATGTTTTTTAACTACCTCAGGCTGATTAGTTGGTAAGTAGTTTTTCGCATTCTCTTTGTACCAATTATTAAAACATACTGATAAAGCCGAGATGTTGTTTCCTGATCTGCTCGTCTTCTCATATAGTACATCCATAAAAAATTTAGGGTATATATCAGCAAAAGGTATGTTCGGATTAAACATAGGATTCTTAGTAGTCATTGATTCGTGTAACCTAATTAAATAGGCACGCTTCTCAGTAAGATCAATAGGTATAGTCCTCTTTGCTCCTATATCAACTAAAAAAATATAAAGAGTATTTAGCACATTCCTATCATAACTAAAATCAATCTCTTCCTCATAGTACAATAAGGCTTGTTTTTTTGTTTCTGCTATTTTCATTTCCTTTACTCATATATATTTACATTTACTTTCTTTTCTTTCTTTTCTTTTACTTCATTTACTTTACTTGTTATGCTCGGGCTATGCTCCTGCATACCATTAGCATTCCATCGTTTTTTAGCCGCGTTCCTTGCTTTTTTTGACCTTTCAAGGTATGGTTGCATATAGTCAAGCAATTTAGGAGAGGTAAATACCTCTTCCGAATCAACCTTTACGATCTCAAATAACTTGTAGTCAAATATGATCGCCTTAAGTTCTGCTTCAGTTACATTGAACTCATCAGCTAAGAGGTCAATATCAGAAGTCGGATAACTAAAGTCACTTTGATCTCTAAGTACTTCTAAGGTCATAAAATAGAGGGCGTATCCTTGATTCCCCCAATCTAGCCTTATCCTTTTGATTTTTCTGTCGTGTCGTGCATTACTAAAATGCGGAAAGTAATATGCGTCTTTCATCCTTATCCATTTAAATGTTATCGTTTGTAAATAAATATAAAAAAACCTTGACGAAGTTCAATCGCCAAGGCTTAAATGGATAAAATATGATAAACAATAACATACGGAAATGGGTAGTATGATAAGTAAACAAAGGAAATGAAAAAATTTAAAAAAAAATTATTTTTTTTATTTGCACTTAGTTACTCAAGTGCTTATTATTAAGTAAGTTATTAATCAATGGATAAAATTATGTACAACCCAATTAATATATACGAAGAAGAATATTTAACAGACATGGATCTTGCAAGAATGGAAGATGACGAAGATTCTTGGAATCCTGATGAACTTAACAATGAGGAGGAATGATATGTATAATGTAGTACAAATTACAGATGTAAAGGAAATAAACTTTTTAACCAAAGTAGTTAAAACGATTCAAGGCGAGTATGCTTATTCAATTTGGGAAGTCAAGATTACTGATTTCAGAAACAAAGACTTTGAATATTATGCTTTCAGTAGTGATAAGTCACTTGCAGAATTTAAACAAGAGGTATGTGAAGAGATAGAGGAAGACTTCAATCGTAGTGTTGCTCTTGAGGTTGCATTAGTATTAGGAGGTCAAAGATGAAATACTTATTACTCTTAATGTTTGCCTTAGGAATGTGTCTTGAGGCAAACTCTTTTTTTCAGATCGCAGTACAAGCGGTATTAATATTCATACCATTAAGCATATTAATATGGAAGCAGGACAGAATCATACAGAGTTAATTAAGCAATGGGAAGAAGGTCAAAGACCTGCGAGTCAAATATATGTAGAACTTCGTAAGCTAAAGGATGATATTGATATGGCACTTAAGTCAATCGAAGATAATGTAATGGATGAATTAGTCAGAATGAACAATTACGAAGACCTCGTTGTCTATGGCAAAAAAATTATTGAGGTACAAGGAAGAACTACATATCATTACAAAGAAAATTCCAAATGGATGGAAGCTGATCAGGAGCGTAAACGTATAGAAAGACTGATCAAAACTGCAACAACAGATAACGTACAAATCATTGATTCCGAAACTGGTGAGATCATCGAACCAGTAACAAAGAGTCAAGGAAAATCATACTTAAAATTAGAAACACACAGAGGATAAACAATGAACATATACACTAAGCTTTTCAAGCTAACAAGTACAATGGATAAGATGAAGAAAGATACTACCAATCCTTTTTATGGTAGCAAGTATTTTGACATCAATGCACTATTAGAGGCACTTCGCCCTGAATTGATCGGAGCCAACCTATTAATTCTTCAGCCAATAGAAAACGACAAGGTTGTTACTCGTATTATCGATGTTGACAATCCTGCTGAATTTGTAGAGTCATCAATCACTTTGCCTAATATTGACGATCCTCAAAAGCTAGGAAGCGCCATAACTTATTTCCGTAGATATACTCTTGGATCTTTGCTAGGTATAGAAGCAGAAGATGACGATGGTAACAAAGCAATTCCAAGATACAACAACAATGACGATAAGGAATGGCTCAATGAATACGACAAAGACAGATGGATGAAAGCTGAAGAGTATGTTAAGGAAGGAGGCAATCCTGAGGATATATTTAGAAAATACAAAGTTTCAAAATCTAATCGTGAATACTTCAAATCATTACAAAACTAAATAATTATGGAACAAGCACTTAAGGAACTCGAAGAAGTAAGGGAGTGGGTAAGATCTCAGAATCAAGAACAATTGTCCTACAAGGTTCATATTGCTCCTCACACCCTAAGAATGTTCTCCAATAAAAGAGTATTCTGTCCTTCATTCAAGATAATACGAACCTTACAATTGTTTATGAACAATGGGGCTGAATCGTAGTAAAAATGTAAAGACTGCAAAATCAACTGCCGACCTATGGTTTTCAAAATATGTACGCCTGAGGGATAGTGATTCCTTGGGCGTATGTACTTGTATCACTTGCGGTACAAAAAAACATTGGAAGGAAATGGATGCCGGACACTTTATCTCTAGAAGATACAACGCAACCCGATACGAAAGTAAAAACTGTCACGCTCAGTGTCAGAGATGTAACAAGTACAATTCAGGCGAGCAATACAAGCACGCCCTAGCTATTGATCATATGTACGGCGAGGGTACAGCAGGTTATCTTTTAGATATGTCAAAAGAAATAAAGCAATTAAAAAAAAACGACTACATGATAATTGCTCTACATTATGCTAATGAAGCGAAGCTAATATCAGAACAAAAAGGAATAAAATTATGAGTCACTTAGAAGCAGTATTGGTTTTTCTTTTGAGAAACAATAACAATTGGTGCGGTATCAATGATATCCGAAACTATACCAAGCAAGTATGTAAGTCTGAGTGTTTTCAGATCAATACAAGAGTAAGCGAATTACGAACCAAATATGGTTATCAGATCGAAAACGATACCTATTACTCTAACGGTGTAAGATGTAGTAGGTACAAAATTTCGATTTACAGCCCGATCTTGCCAATACTTAGATCTTTATACCCTTGGAGAGAGATACCTCGTTACAATGTAGTTATAAGCTTGTCAGATACCTATAATAGTATAGTATCACCTTAGAATGTATCGACTGGTGTTTCTATTATCTGAGTAGTGATAAATGATTCAGCATTTGACTTTCTAAAGGTAAAATCAACAAACCATCCTCCTATATCAGTAGGATTAAAGTTTTTTTCTACTGCCCAACCTGCCTTTCCTGCTCCGATACCATCAACATAAGATCCTGATTGTATGTATTTGATCTTATCCTTGTAAATTCTACCATTTGGTGTTACCCTCATTCGAGCAGTAGAAGGATCAAACCATTTTTGGTGCGTATGACCTCTTACTAATATGTGTGCATCAGGGTACTTCATCGCTTCAATCTGAACATCCAACATACCTTTTGATCGTTTAGCGTTTCCGCCAAAACCATGATGGTAATGTATTCGACAGATTTGGCTTGCCCTATCTTTTTTCATTCTGATAAACACCCAACCCGAATACGATCCAAGATGTATATTTACACCATCTTCTAAATTCAACGCCCATACTATTGATCTTAGTATGTCGTGGTTGTGAAACTTGTTTATTGTCTTTTCGTGATTGCCATAGGAAATCAATGCAATGTTTTTAGCATAAGGCTTTAAAAACTCAATAGTATATTCCGCAACAAGGTCTAAATATGTTCTTCCTTGCTGAATAAATTGCGGATCGATGTCCTCCCTTTGCAATCTTCTGTCACCATAACTCCCCATAACATCAAGAAGATCTCCAAAAATAAATATTAATCCATTCGCCTTCTTGATCTCATCAAAGTGCCTTTTTAAAATATCACGCTTACAACCTATGGAATCTAGGTGAATATCAGAACAAAAAAGAGTAGGTACGACATCGGTTGATCGTACATTCTGATATTCAAATAAATGAACATTCTCAGATAAAGCCTCGGAGTATAACCTCATTACCTTTGATTAGTGAAGGTTTAACAAAATTATGACTTTTTATCTGAAAAGCAAAATTACCAACAAGTTGCCCACACACTAGAATTATTCTTCAGTTTTTTCGGCTTCTTCAGCTTGAGCCTTTAGGGTATTTTCATAGCCTTGCTTTACATATCTGATCTCATCAAGTTGCATCTGTAAACGTGCTTCTTGAATTTTAAGTTCTTCGATTCTTTCTTCTAATGTCATCTTGTATAATTATGTTAAAGGTTGCCCAAATATAACTACCAAGCCAATCCTTTCAAAGTCGCAGGATTCTTTTTTGCTTCGATTTGTGCAGTAATACTTGATTCAACATCTTCTTCGCCTACTTCAGCTTTAACCCAACCAAGAACGATGTCTTCGGTTAAGTCATCAAAAGCGATGTAATCGTCTGAAGATGGTTCAGGTTGGAAAGAGCAAGAACCGTACCGTCTACCCGAATAAGACAAAGCCTCATCGCCTTCTCCAACTGTTTCAGTATGGGAGCAA